TAACTTAGAATTTAGTGGAGGAAAATAACAATGAACTATTTAATATGTTGGGAAGAAAATCACATCAAAAAATGGGAAATGATAAAAGAGGAAGACAACAACAATTTCTCTATGAACTTGCTGCGTAATCCTGATGTGAATAAACATAGCATTTTTATTGTCCCTTGCACAGGTTTTATGGGTGGCATCTGGCTATGGAAGTTTACTCACAAAAACAGCCGTGTAGACTTCTGGCACTTTTACGAAGAATACGGCACTGAATATCAGAAGCCTGAAGAAAAACCAGAGAATAAGCCCATCCTGAAAGAACTTCACGAAAAGAACAGTGAAAATACGAAATACGGATGGATTTCTCCCGATGGCAAATACTTCCATTGCGGATATCAGGGTCATGCAAACCTTGCATATAAAATTTGCTTCGGTATGATAGAAACAAACAATGCAGAGCATTACTTAGAAGAACATGGATGGTGCAAAATTTATAAATCCATGTTTGATGATAATTATCATGTATATGTTGGTGGAAATTATATCATTACGGATGCACAGATGAAAGAACTCATTAAATTGGGTTTAGATAATGCTGAGGATTTATCAAAAATGCTATGTAAAAATTAGGTAAACTGAAAGTTAGTGAAGGAGAGCGGAAATGTGTGATTTTTGCGAGAAGTATGCAAATGTAAGCGGCAAACATGGAACTATTAGGCTGGGAGCAGAAAATTATATGCTCTTTGCCAATAGTGAAAACGAGCCGATGGGAGCAATAAAAATAAAAATCTGCCCGCTGTGCGGCAGAGAATTGACGGCCGATGGGATAAATGGGATAGAGTTAGGCATAGCAAAAGCAGTATTGGTGATGGATATGCCGGAATCATGTAGCAAATGTAAGTTTCTGTATGAATTTCAAGGAATCAAAAAATGTCAGCTTATGAATGTCCTCAATAATGGAACATCAATGCTGTCACAGAACACATTTACAAAGAAACGGCATGATAAATGTCCGCTCCGGGAATTGCCGGAGCGTGAGACAGAGATGACGGATGCCGATGATCTCGGCAGAGATTATGTCAGAGGAACGATGGACGGTTGGAATGCTTGCCTGGATGAAATAAAATCTATAATTTAGTGAAGGAGAAGAAACATGATAATTCCAAGAGAAATACGAGAAAAAATAGAACAGAGGAATCAGCTTGATGAAGAGATAGCTGATTGGTTCCAGGAGAATGTAGATGCTGATGGATGTGATATAAAAAACGCTTATGTGGTTGATGAACCGAAAGGAGAAGAACAGATCGAAGAGGGGGAATATTGTAAACAAACAATTTTGGGCGAGGACTGGTACATAGGACAGTATTATTGGAAGATGGACAACGGTAAGTATTTGTGCATGGATTTTGAAATTTAGCGAAGGAGTGATAGAAAAAGCATAATAAAAAGACAAGTGCAGAGAACCTGCAATCGATGCCAATAAAACAGCGGTAGATTCATCCGACCAAAGATAACATCTACCGCTTACCTGCTTACCAGTATCATACCATAGGATCTGCTGGTAGGCAATGAGAAAATGAGGTACAGCCTATGACAAAGACAGACCTGATTAACGACATTGCATTCGAGATGAGTAATATTCTGACACCGGAACAGATTGACAAGGTAAAGATAGTGTTTTTGGTAAAGATGCAGGATTTTGAGCTTGCCGAAATTAAGCAATTACCGATGATAGAAGAGCATGACAACGAATGGCTCATGAAGCGATACTGGATCGATGGGGCAGCAGTAGGCCTGAAAGAATCAACCATGCGGGGATATCTTGGCAGAATAAAAGAGTTCTTTGATTTCACGGGGAAAAATTATAAGTATATTACAGCACAGGATATAACAGATTTTCTCGCCATCAAAGCATACCGTGATCATATTAGCCAGAATTATAAATCTACGCTATATCGGTATCTCTGCACGTTTTTCGGCTGGGCTTTCAGAAAAAAGCATATCACTGATAATATTGCAGACGGAGTGGACAAGGTTAAGCAAATCCAGGCACAGAAAAAGCGGTTAACAGACGAAGAGGTGGAGGATATCCGGGACGTATTGGAGACTCCAAAAGAAAAAGCACTATTTGAGTTAATGCTGTGCACTGGTATGAGAGTAGGAGAGATATCAAACCTCAATATCTCTGATCTGGATCTGACCCATAAAACGGTAAACATCTGGGGCGAGAAGAGCAATAAGTACCGCACCGGCATGCTGACCCCCAAAGCAGTCAAAGCATTGAAAAATTACATCGGCAACCGTCCGGGAACAGATCCAGTGTTCCTAGCTGACAGGGCGCCGCATAATCGGATGAGAGAGTACGGCATAGAGAAGCTGGCCAAGGAGATGGCAGTCTGTGGTGGGGTGACACGGTTGACCGCAACGGTCCACATTTACCGGAAGACTTTCGCATCCGTCCTGTATCGCAAAACAGGTGACGTAATGTTAGTAAGCAGACTCCTCGGACATTCCAACCCAGAGATCACTGTAAAATATTATCTGGTGGATGACATTGAGGAAATGCAGAACAAATACAACAAAGTGGCATAATTGCACCGGTGCAACTCCGGCGCAGAAGAAAGGAGAAAGCATCGATGCAGAGAATTAACAGAGCAAGCTGGAGGATTATCGAAACTATATTATTACGGTATCCCCAACGCAAGAAAGAATATGAGGAGTACATATCGGACATTATGGCATCATCGGCGGGAGGCAGCAGTCGTCCATCGGATCCTGCCAAGGAAAGAGATAAGGCACAGTCTGTCACAGAGGCAAAAGCCCTGAAGATGACATCCGTATACCATGAACGGATCAAGAAAGAGATTGAGGCAGTGGAATTTGTATATAATTCTCTTCGACCAGAAGAACAGAAGGTAATAAGAATCAGGTACTGGAGTAAAGGTCTCAGAGCACCGATTCCCTACCTAAAAATCGGTGCCTCGTACAGTGAGAGACAAATGAAGAGGATAGTTTTTAAGACTATAGAACAGATTGGAAGGTATATTGGGGAGTTAAAGTAAAAGATGGCATGATTTCGCATGTCAAATGTGATAATATAGTATCGTGATAAATTAGTGACAGGGCAATGCAGATAGCTGCGTTGCCTTTTTTCGTGGAGTTGCACCGGTGCAACTTTAGAGAGATGGTGAGCAGATGGCAAAAGGCAAATATAAATATTGGCTGACACCGGAAGGCTTACTAAAGCTGGAAGGATGGACAAGGGATGGACTAACAGAAGAGCAGATCGCTGGTAATATGGGAATCTCCAGGTCTACATTAAATGAATGGAAAAAATTGTATCCGGACATTTCGGACACCCTAAAAAGGGGAAAGGAAGTTGTGGACCTGCAAGTAGAAAATGCGCTCTTGAAAAGGGCACTGGGATATCGGTATACAGAAGACAAATATGTAAGCGTTCCGATGGAGCAGGAAGAATATAGTCAAAAGCTATTTGAATATATGAATCGCTACAAACTGGAGCATCCGGAGGCAACAGATGATGAGCTGATGCTTGTAAGAGAGAAGTTTCCCAAAACAAAAGAAATGCTTGTGGAACGAAAAGTAAAAGAAGTAGAGCCGGATACCACAGCCCAGATATTCTGGTTGAAGAACCGAAAACCGGATAAATGGAGAGATAAACAGGATGTCCAGATCTCCGGAGAACTCAAGTCCGAACAGAGTAAACTGGATGACCTGATCAGACAGATGCGTGGTGATGGGTAATGAGCGCAAGTAAGCTCCTGTTGTCAGAGAAATACAAAGCATTCCTGAAATGTGATGCTCCGGTGGAATTTCTGGAAGGAACCACGGCGGCAGGTAAAACAACGGTAGGAATCTTCAAGTTTATGCTTAAAGTAGCGGAAAGTCCCAAGAAGCTTCACATCATTGCTGCGGATGACACCGGAACTGCTGAGAAGAACATCATCAACAAAGACCTTGGTATACTGGATGATTTTGGCATTCTGGTGGAATATAACGGCAGTGGAACCAAAGACGATAAGATTCCACATCTGATTCTGCATACTGGCAGGGGAGATAAAGTCATTTATGTGCTGGGCTACGGTAACAAGAGAAAGTGGAAGAAGGCCCTGGGTGGACAATATGGCTGTCTGTACATAGATGAAGTAAATACCGCAGACATAGATTTTGTCAGAGAAGCATCCATGAGATGTGATTATCTGATGGCAACACTAAACCCAGACGATTCGGGACTGCCGGTGTACAAAGA